CTTTAACAGTAAATGAAAAATTAATAATACCTATGCTTGTCAAAGCAATACAAGAACTTGAAGTAAAAGTTGCAGCATTAGAAGCTGCTTAGTAAAATTAGATAAATGAACTAAATTTTATGTGGCAGTCGATCCACAGCAAAAACTAGAAGCTCTAAATGCAGAGCTACAGCAGATAGTGAACAACTATAATCAAGCCACTCAAGTAGTAGAGAACTGCAAGCAAAAAATATTTGAATTAAAAGGAGCTATTGCTGCTGTTGAAGATATTTTAAAACCTGACGAAAAAGAAACTACTTAATCTTTTCGTGCATTTGTCTAGTCATTATCCCACCTATTAGATATAGTGGGCTTAGACCTATTATCAAAGCAAGAACTCCCCAAGTTACGGGTACTAATGCTTTAGCAAACGCTTCTTTCCACATATGTTCCAAAAAATAGCAAATTGTTTGAGTATCATCTCATTTTTAATGGTAGCTTCTATGACTGCCACAGGTGTAATAGGTTACAGGTATGTAACTTCTGAAAATTTTAAGTCTCAAGTTATGAATGAGATTCTTGGTAATGTTCAAGGAATGATGCCGAAATTATTAGATCAAGGTTTACCTAAAGTTACAGGTCCATCAATCCCTGTACCTAAAGGTCTGCCTAAATTATGAACTGTTGGCACTGTAAAACTGAACTTATCTGGGGTGCTGATGCAGATATCGAAGAAGACTTTCAACCTGTTTTATATCAGGAATACTCAATGGTAAGTAACTTTTCTTGTCCTAAATGTGATTCATATGTAGAAGTCTATAAACGAAGAGATGCCTACGATTGAGATACCTCTTATCAATATAAACAAGGTAGAAATACAAAAAATTCCAATATGGAACTATAACGTACCAATAATTGATAAGTTAAATAAACCTATAGTTGATATACCTGGTTGTGTAAGAGTACATAGAAATAATCTAACAAGTCTTATTGATAGTGATAAAGATGAATATGGCACATATACAGAGTGCGGTAACTTCAGTATTCCTAGTTTTGAACCTTTGCAGTACAACCCCAGCGAATTTATATATACACAATCAGAAACCCCCACAAATCAGGAGCAAGAATTTGTCCAACCTACAGTAGAACCTCCAAAATACGAACCAAAGAAAAAGAAAGATGATCCGCTTTTTGTTGCTTGCCCTGGCAAAAAAGATCAAAGAGTGGGCGATTATCGTAACGAATTTAAACTGGAGCGTGTTATTGGACACGAAAGAAGCGAAGATGGTACTGAATGTATAACCTTGTATGAAAGTACTAAATTCATCGAGCAATACATACCGAATCCTCCACAGCTTGTTAGCACTGCTCTCATTGCTAGCGTTGCTGCCACTACTCCATTACTACTTAATCTCGTAAAACCCTTGGTACGACAGGCTTTTCAGCGTTTAAGCAAACTCAAGAAAGATAAGGTAAAATAATTATCCGTAGATAAGTGTAATACCCGTCTCTTATCTACTTAAATTTGTGAGTGTGCGGTATAACTTGATTTGGAGGCGGTGAAACTATAACTCCCTCACATAATTTTGCAAACCTACTTTTAGGATCAAAATAAATTCCCTTTAACTTTAAATCTCCGCAATTTTTTAATCTGGCTATTTCATAGTTGAGCAACTTTGCATTTAGTTCTTGTTTCTGTAATTTGATTTGTGTATTTGCTGCATCTAGACAAGAATCCTGAAATCTTTTATCTAAAGGAATATTAAATGTAAGTGCAAAACCAAGATTAAGTCCTAAAGAGTCCTTGTTACCACTATAGTTTTCTTGATAGAAAAGTACATCCCCTGGATTGTCTGGCACGCCATTATCATCTTCGTCTGTTGGATCGTACACGGGCGTATGATAAATGTAGTCTTGAGGTCGCTTTTGATTAAACGAAGTCGTGACGAATGGGCTAACGGTCATCTGCGGTCCAGAACACTTGATATTGTTTCCGTACATATTCTCTACCATTGGCCCACCCAAAACTTGAGTTGCAAAGTTTGAAACCGAACCAGAGGCCGATGCACTTGGAGCAGCCGTATTCGAGGTACTAGCAAAAGCTGGATTACTCAGTAAACTTATTGCGAGAAGATAGTTGTGGTATCTGTTACGCTTGTGCTTTGGATCGTGCGAGTTATGTCGGTTACAGATTCCATCCCAGGTGCTTGATAAACTTCTGTAAATTGAAAGGCATTTCCAGGATTTTGTTGAGTCCAGTTTGGTCTTTCGTCTAAATTTAATCCTTGCCATGTATAAGTAGTACCGTTTATTGTTTCACTAACTGAGGTAGGTGGTGGAGTAATGGAAGATCCGTCATGTTGTATCCCTGATCCTGTAACTGAGTAGGTAAACCCAGAATTATATTCTGTTGTTTGAATAGATTCTGTAATATTTGTGGTAGTCTCTGTTCGACTGGTGCTTGATCCCTGAGTAAAATTTGGAATAACTGGCACAGCATAACAAGGAGCAGATATAACAAAGCCAAGAAGAAGTAGCCTCCTCATTCGATAGTAAGATCAACGACAAACTGACCTGTCATTACGATACCAGTTCCCGTTCCTGGTGTCAGGGTAATTGTGTGGTTGTCTATTGCTACTGCTGCTGTGCCCACGCTTCCAGCACTTGTGCTGGTAAGGTCCGAAAAATTTGGCACTGTACCTACTGTAACTGCACTACCGGGTGTGGCATCTCCTTCTAAATAGCTAGTAGAAAAACTGAACGCTTCTCCCGAAGTAGCCTGTGTAGCAGAGGGAAATGAAATACTGGGAACTCCGTTAGTTGCGTCACCAAAACCACCCAATGTAGCTGCTGAGTTAGAGTCAACTGTAGTAACATTGTTACCACTTATGCTGTAGCTAGATCCAATTTTATCAGCCGTGCTTGCAGCCGATAGGGATTCAAATTTTACAGATGAACTTATACTGTGATTCATGTCTGCATAAGTTGGTGCGGATACAAGAAAAATAAAAGGTAATAGTCTTTTCATTTGATACCTACTTTGTTTTTACTATTATCTACTATTTTAGGACCATTGTTGTTACCTGTGCCACTTTTCTTGTTTCCTACACTTATTCCATAAGATCCTAGGACCCCCGAAACGAGGCCTGCCGTGAAAGCACCGTCTATCCTTACCTTACCCATATATCCAAGAGTCATCATTGATAAACTCCAAGTCAAAATCAAAAATCTGATCGCATGACCAAAGAGTTCACCCCATTCGATGCCTTCCTTTTCTTCCTTCTCTTCAGTCATAAACCTCCTGATACAATATAACTATAATAAAATTAGTTATAGTTGACAAAATTAGGTGTTTAAAGAAATGATTTGGGTCAAGGAGGACTCTTTGACAGAAGTTTTTTGTAATCATGTTATTGAAAAGTTTGAAAAAGATCCATATAGAAAATCTGGAATGGTTAATCAAAATAATCCTAGAATTGACCATTCTGTAAAATTAACTATAGATACAGGGATAACAAATAATATTGCCTGGAAAGAGGAAGATAAAATACTTTATAAAGCTTTGACAATAGCTCTTGAAAACTACAATAATTATTTGATTAAATATGGACAAGAAAGCTTACCTGATAACGGCTGTAAATTATATCCTGCTCAAACCTATAAAGTAAAAGACACTGGTTATAAAGTACAAAAATACGAGCCAAACGGGTATTATCATTGGCATCATGATTGGTGCATGCACAATGGATGGTCACGAATTTTTACATATATTTGGTATTTAAATACAGTAAAAGAAGAAGATGGTGGCTGGACAGAATTTGTCGATGGAACGAAAATACAACCCAAGGTTGGAAGCATATTATTTTTTCCTGCAACTTGGACTTATGTGCATCGTGGTTATACAACAAAAGTGCCAAAATACCTTTGTAACGGCTGGATATATGCAAGGCCGTAGTTTATTGCTATGTTTGGGAAGTAACACATAAAAACGATGGTAAAAATTCTAAAACCTATTCTTCTAGTCTTTATAAAATCCAAAGCAATGAAGAGGTTAATTATTGACCTTTTAAAAGCAATAGCCAAACAAACAGACAATACAATAGACGATCAGGCAGTTGCCTTTATTGAAGCCAGAATGTTTCCTGGTTCTACCACCTCTCTTCAATGACATGAAAGTTACTAAATTTCTCAACATAGACATAGAACCAGCCCCACCTGAGTTGGAACTAGAGATTGAAATGCAGTGTAGAGAAATTATGAAAAGTAACAACTTAGATAACATTAAAAGATACTGCACTCACATGGTCAGGAAAAAGTTTGACCAAGATATATTTATGGCTTCGTTACTGAATAGACTTATACAATTAGAAGCTGATCGTGTTGTAAAAGAAATGAGAAAAGAAAAACTAAAGTACCCTAAAACAGCAAGAGCAATTTTAAAGAAGTTTTTTAATATAGG